GCTACTCGATAGTATACGAGTAGTCTCAGGTCCAAGGCTGAGCAAGGTCATCGATAACTTGATGGTCGGCCGGTTCGGCGAACTGAGCTTAGCGAACATATGGGCCACGCTTTTCCCACCCAAGACGAAATCTTTCCGTAAGATTTCTTACTTTCCCGATAAAGAAGGCAAGACCAGAGTGATTGCGATCCTCGATTATTGGTCGCAGACTGCCCTCCGTCCTCTACATGACCACCTGAATAAGGTGCTCTGTAGACTCGGAAGGGTTGACTGTACCTTTAACCAGGGTGCTTTCACCTGGCTTGCTTCCTTTACTCCACTGCATTCGTTAGATCTTTCTAATGCAACTGACCGTATGCCCATCGCCTTACAGCGACGAGTAATTAGTCATATTGCAGGAGAGGATTTCGCGAATGCATGGGTACACATCCTCGTTGGGTATGAGTATACCTCCAAAGGAAACCCCGCTGTTTCTTACGCAGCTGGGCAACCAATGGGGGCCTACTCGTCATGGCCAGCAATGGCTTTGACGCATCACGTTTTAGTTCGCGTAGCTGCAATGAGAGCTGGAATAGCTCACTTTACACGCTACGTTATACTAGGCGATGATATCGTCATCGCCAATGCAGCTGTTGCACAGCAGTACAAGGCCCTGCTCGCTCAACTCGATATGCCCATCTCGGAAGCAAAGACTCATGTGTCTGAAGACACATTTGAATTTGCCAAGAGATGGTTCCATAAAGGGTCAGAGGTTACAGGGTTTAGTATTGCTGGGATCAGTAGTGTGTGGAAGAGATATTCCCTTCTGCACAATTACCTATCCACGCAACGTGACCATGGCTGGAACTTAGACATAAACCGGCACCCGGAACTAGTCTCAGCCATATACAAACTTTACGGCAAGGTAGAGCAATCTACACGAGTCGTGAAGCTGTATATGGTGTTCGATGCGTTGGCGCAAGCCAAGAATACGGGAGACCACTCGGTCCTAGGAACTAGGATCGAGGAGTACTTCGGTATTCCTGCTTCGCAGCACCTGGAGCGGTTATCCGCCCAGGGCTCGACCCTTGATAGTCTCTTCAGACTAGTAAGGGTTGAGGCTGCGAAACGGCTCATCGAACGAGACTTTGGACGCTTCCAAAGGGAGGCGTATTCTATCAGTGCAAAACTGACAGGTACGTTCCTTAAGAAGTTTCCAGACTTGGATGTCCAGTCCTACCGAGCATCTCTTAGGGGGAATCACCCACTCGTTACCGTGCTCAATCAAATGATTCTAGCATCGGGCGAAGTGTTGCGAACGAAGTTTGGCAAAGCCATCTTCCTCACAACAGCTCGCTCTAGCCAGTTTCAGGCGATTGGACCCGATGACGATGACCTTCACAAACAAATTACTGAGGACACTTACTTAAATGTAGGTGTTTCAAAGTACTTTGTGAGTAAGGGGGTGTTCTCCATGAGAGCAGCCCACTCGCTCTCGCTAGCGGATTCCATGCTTGTCAAGGCGTGTCTCGACGTAAGTCGGGACTTCGTCTCTGGCAAGTGGGAACCACCGGTGAAGCCTGTGGTCCCTGCTCAAGTGGAGGATACTACCAGCCAGGTGCGACGTGTATTAAGACCGGTCCAGCTACCAACTGGGCCGACTTTCTACATGTTCGCGTCTGGGGTGGCGTCCCTATCACTTGCTTAGTCGGATCCTGGGCTACCTAAGTAGCTTCGGTCGTCGTAAGTGCGCAAGTTCCAGGACTCCAACGGTGATGAGGTCGGGAAGTAGGCTTACCAAGGCTGTCCTTCCAGCTCATTCGCTGCGGGAGCATAGTCTCGCGGGTACCCGAAAATCTTTGTGAGATCCTCGGTTCACCTACCAACTCTTCCTAAAGAAGAAGGGAGGATCATCGTCATCCGAAC